TCCCATCAGATATAACACCAATTGATGTTGATTGGGGTGCAAATGACACAATGGAAGAATTTGCAGTTACCCTATCATACCAATGGTGGGAATCAATCGAAGACGGTGTTGTGTAATAGAGTGGGGATTTTCCCCACTTCTATTTTTTTTATAGGATGATAAATTATTATGGCGATTAAACTATTCGGATTCACTTTAGGCAAACAAGATGTTGTTGTTCAACAACCATCCGACCAGCCTTCTTTTACTCTTCCAAATGAGGCAATGGATGACGGTGCAGTTACCGTTACTCAAAACGCTTATTACGGAACATATGTTGACTTAGAGGGTTCATTTCGAAATGAAATAGAACTCATTACTCGATATCGTGAAATGTCAAATCATCCAGAGCTTGAAATGGCCATTGATGATATTGTCAATGAAGCAATCACACATGATGAAGCAGGAAAGTCAATTGATATTCGATTAGATAATCTAAAACAGCCAGATACAATTAAGAAAAAAATAAGAGATGAGTTTAATAATGTTTTAAGAATGTTAAACTTTAATAATCTCGCTGATGATTTATTTAAAAGATGGTATATTGATGGTCGAATTTACTATCATGTTGTTGTTGATGAATCAAGACCTAAAGAAGGTATTAAAGAATTAAGATATATTGACCCACGCAAAATAAGAAAAGTTCGTGAGGTTAAAAAAGATAAAGATCCAAAAACAGGTGCATTGATTATTAAATCAATTGGCGAATACTATGTCTACACAGACAAAGGTACAACCACACAAAACTATACTGCATCAGTTAATGCTGGATTAAGAATTGCACCAGAATCAATTATTAATGTGAATTCTGGATTGATGGACGCTAAGAATACATTTGTTATTTCTTACTTACATAAAGCTATTAAGCCACTCAATCAGTTAAGAATGATTGAAGATGCTGTTGTTATTTACAGACTATCAAGAGCACCTGAAAGACGAATATTCTACATCGATGTTGGTAACTTACCAAAAGGTAAAGCTGAACAATACTTAAGAGATGTTATGGTCAAATACCGTAACAAAATGGTATATGATGCTTCTACTGGTGAGTTAAGAGATGATAGAAAACATATGTCAATGTTAGAAGACTTTTGGTTACCAAGACGAGAAGGCGGAAAAGGTACAGAGATTACTACTTTACCAGCAGGACAAAACCTTGGTGAATTAGAAGATGTAAAATATTTTAGAAACAAACTTTTACAAGCATTGAATGTTCCTATTTCTCGTTTAGAACCACAACAAGGTGGTATGATTGGTCTAGGTCGTTCAACAGAAGTAACAAGAGATGAAGTTAAGTTTGGTAAATTTATTACCAGATTGAGAAATAAATTCTCACAAATATTTGATAACGCATTAAAGATTCAGCTTGTAATGAAAGGCATCTGTTCATTAGAAGAATGGGCAGAATTTCAAGAGCAAATCTACTATGATTATCTCAAAGACAACAACTTCACAGAACTTAGAGAAGCTGAATTATTAAGAGAAAGAATTGGTCTTCTTAATGTTGTTGATCCATATATTGGTCGATACTACTCAACAAGTTGGGTTAAGAAAAACATTCTTCAAATGTCAAATGAAGAATCAGAACAAATGGAAAAAGAAATTGAAGAAGAACAGGAATCAGGTGTTCAGTTTGGACAAACAGAAACAGATCCAAACCAATTTCCACCTGTAGATAATACAACAGATTCAGATCAAACTGAATCACAAACCCCTGAACTTGATGCTGATGTGGTTAGGTTTGGTGGAATAAATAGAGGTTAATCGGAGAAATATTATGACAGATATCGTTGATTTTGTAAACCAAATAGCAGCAGCTCAAAGTGCTGATGCTAAAGATACTTTAAACAATATTTTATCACAAAAAGCAATGGGTGCTTTAGATGATAAAAAACAGGAGTTGGCTAAGAATATGTTTTCAGGTATTGAAGCTGATGCTGATGAAACTGAAGAACCAGCTGAAGATGAATTAGATGTAGAAGTTCAAGATTCTGCTGATGAACCAGTTGACGAACCAGAAGACATAGAATAACCAGAGTAAGTATGAAAAGTTTAAAAGATTTTAAAGATTTAGATCAGATTCTAATTGAAGAAGAAATCGATATTAAAAAATTCGATATACTTGTTCGTGCTGGATTAGCTGACAAAACAAAACTTCAAAGACTTCATCGTGTGCTAGACAAGATGAAAGAAGAACGACCTGTTTTTAATCCAGTTGAAAGAAAAATCTTACAAGACCTATTCAATAAAATGGTTGGTCTTTTAACTGACAATCCACAAATCTTCCAAAAAACACGAAGAGCTGTTCGTGAAGAAGTTGAAGCAATTGAAGCGGAACCAATCAATGAGAAGAAAGAGGAAAACTTACCAAAAGATCCTCCTTTTGTGTTGATTTTAAAAAGAAAATCATTCAGACCTTATCCAGGTGGAATGAAAGTTGCTTTATACTACAATTCTAAATTAGACAAATACTTTACAGTTCCTTACGGAAAAGGCGTTGACCAAAATCCGTTACAATCCGAAGAGACAACCGATATAAATAGTAATACACTAGAAGAAAGTGTAATGGACCAACTACATTCTATTGTTGCTAACAAGCAAGCAAAGACTGTAAAATTTGCTAATGGTCAAACAAGAAAAGTTGATCATTATACTGCATCAGCTATGACAAATGTTCACAAGGCATTAAAACCTGAGAACAAACAAAAGTATGCAGATTTAGCTCACAAGAGTCCAGAACATTTTATGAAGGCATCTGATTTTGCATTTAAGGCTCATAATAAAAAATGAGCATTGTAGATTCTTTATTAAAGAATAAACTAGATGAAGCAAAAGAAAAGATTATTGCTCGTTTAGATGAATTGGCTTCAAAATACCTTGATGAAGCAAAACATTATGTGGCTGCTGATAGGTTTGAAGAAGAAGAGTTAGAAGAAGCGTATAAAAGAAACCCAAACATTATTCGTATGGGTCGTGTAAAAAAGATACGCAGAAGAATAAGAAGAAATGCAAAAGGCAGAATTGTTGTTCAAAAGAATAGACGCCGTTCTGCTATTAAAGGATACCGTATTTCGGGTAATACAGTAAGACGAATACCTGCAACTACGAGATTAAGAAAAGCCCGTTTACTAAAACGGTCATGGAAAACAACAAGAAGAGCGAAACTACGCCGTTCTATGATTAAAAGAAGAATGAGTATGCGTAGGAGAAGTTCATTAGGATTGAAATAATATGGCATACGAATTAACAAATAGAAAAAGAAGTTCATCAATATTGCGAGTAACTGGTGCTGGTACAACTACACTAGATCTTGCTGATTTATCTGTTGATGGAACAGAAACAGTAACTTCAGCTTCAATCAAAAAGGTTCTTTGGACAACAACCGGTAACATCACAATCAATCGTGCCGGTGTAACTGTTCTTAATTTATACAATACTGGTGAAATGCACCTTGATGAATTAGGACATTCTATTGCTAACAACTCAACAGGTAATGTATCTGTTGTAGTAACAACTAACGGTACAGCTGTGATTGAAATTGCAAAATTAGCAACTTACGATCCAGCAATCGAATAAGGTAAAGTAAAATGAAACTAATTAGAGAAACCGTAGAAAATGTAAAATATCTTACAGAAGCTTCTGAAAATGGTAAGAAGCGTTTGTATATTGAAGGAACATTTTTAGTTGGCGATGCAGTTAATCGTAACAACAGAATGTATAAAATGGACACCCTCCGTGAAGAGGTTAGAAGATACAACGAACAGTATATTAAAACGAATCGTGCTTTAGGTGAGTTAGGACATCCTGATACACCAACTATTAACCTTGAGCGTGTGTCACATAAAATCATATCTCTTAAAGAAGATGGTAATACATTTTATGGAAAAGCTCAGATTTTAGAAACACCCTATGGTGATATTGTTAAAAACTTTATCGAAAATGATGTTAGTATTGGCGTTTCATCAAGGGCTTTAGGGTCAGTCGTGCCGACTAAAGAAGGATACAATTTAGTGCAAGATGACCTAAAACTCGCCACAGCGGCTGATATTGTGGCTGATCCATCTGCACCAGGCGCATTTGTAAATGGCATTATGGAAAACAAAGAATGGATGTTTGTTGAAGGACGCTTTGTTGAAGCAGATTTTGATCATGCCAAAAAAACCATTAAGAAAGCTTCTGCTAGAGAAATCGAAGCGGTTGCTTTAAAACTTTTTGAAAACTATATAAGAAAACTTTAATTTTATAAATAAAGAAATACATAAGGAGAATCCTAATGGCAACAAATAAACTAATGGAAGCAGCTGCTGATATTCTTGCTCAAAGTAAGTCTAAAGCAACAGCTATGCCTCCACAAAAATTAGAAGGCGAAGTGCAAGACTTAGGTGGTCCAACCAATACTAATTCTAAACCACTTGACGATTCTAATAAACTTAAACTCAATTCTGCTGATCACTCGGCTAAGAATAAGGCTTCTATTGCTACTAAGCCATCTGACGCTTCTGCTAAAATGGAAGATGTTGATGTTGAAGAAGATTTCATTGAAGAAGAAGAAGAAAATCTTGAAGAAATGAAACATAACAAAAAAGCAAAACATGAAGACGAAGATGAAGAAGATGAAAAAGAAGTTGAAGAAAGCTATAAAAAATCTATGAAAGAAGACATTGATGCTATGTTTGCTGATGATGAAACTATTTCAGAAGATTTTAAATCTAAAGCTGCTACAATCTTTGAAGCTCGTGTTCATGACCGCATTACTCAAATTGAAGAAGAAATCGAAGCGAAATATGCTGGTCAATTAGAAGAAGCAGTTGATACAATTAAATCTGATTTAACAGAAAAAGTAGATAACTATCTTTCATATGTTGTTGAACAATGGATGGCAGATAACGAATTAGCTATTGAATCTGGTTTAAGATCAGAATTAACAGAAGAATTTATCGCAGGTATGCGTAATCTATTCGCTGAACATTATATTGATGTTCCAGCTGAAAAAGTTGATTTGGTCGATGAGTTAGCTACTAAAGTTGAAGAACTTGAAGAGAAACTCAACGAAGAAATTGAGCGTGGTGTAGAGTATAAACAAGCTCTTGTTGAGTCACGCAAAAATGAAATCACTCGTGTAGTGACAGAAGGTCTTACAGACACTCAAGTTGAAAAAATTAAAACACTTGCAGAAAGTGTTGAATTCTCCACAGAGGACGAATACAAAACTAAACTTGAAACAATCCGTGAGAACTATTTCCCATCAGATGCTAAAAAAGCAACTGAAGAGCAATTACACGAAAATGTAGAAGATACAGAAGATAAGAAAGACATTAATGATCCTTTCGTAGCTGCTGTGTCACAGGCTATTTCTAAAACAAAGAAATAATAATTTAAAAACTTAGGAGAACAAAATGTATTTGTCCGAAGGCTTACAAAAAAAATGGGAAGGTGTATTAGATCATCCAGATCTCGCACCTATTAATGACCCATACAAGAAAGCTGTTACGGCTGTTATCCTTGAGAACCAAGCATTAGAAATGACCAAATCTGGTCAAATGCTTAACGAAGCCGTACCAACTAACTCAGCATCTGCTGGTTTAGGTTCAGCTGGTGCTGCTGGTTTCTCAGGCTCTGCTGCTGCTACAGGTCCAGTTGCTGGTTTTGATCCAATTCTAATTTCATTAGTCCGTAGATCACTACCTAACTTAATCGCATATGATGTTGCTGGTGTGCAACCAATGACAGGTCCAACAGGACTTATCTTTGCAATGCGTTCATTATACGAAGGCCAATCAGGTCCTGAAGCATTCTATAACGAAGCTAACACAGGTCACGCTGGTCTAGGTACCGCTCAATCAGCTATTGCTGTTGGTGCTGCTGCTGCTAACACATTTGTTGGTAATGCGGCTGCTGTTGCTGCTATGTCTACAGCTAAGGCTGAAGCATTAGGTGATGGCTCTAACACATTCCAAGAAATGGCTTTCTCAATTGAGAAAGTTACTGTTACAGCTAAAACAAGAGCTCTTAAAGCTGAATACTCTATCGAATTAGCACAAGATCTTAAAGCAGTTCACGGTCTTGACGCTGAAACAGAGTTAGCAAACATCTTATCATCTGAAATCCTCGCTGAAATCAACCGTGAAGTTGTGAGAACAATTTACTCTGTTGCTAAAACAGGTTGTCAAGCAGGTACAACAGCTGCAGGTCAGTTCGATTTAGATACTGATTCTAACGGTCGTTGGATGGTTGAGAAAATCAAAGGTCTTGCTTTCCAATTAGAAAGAGAAGCAAATACCATTGCTAAACTCACTCGTAGAGGAAAAGGTAATATCGTAATCTGTTCATCAGATGTTGCTTCTGCTCTTGCAATGGCAGGTCTGTTAGATTACAACCCAGCTTTACAAGGTCAAACTAACTTAACAGTTGACGATACAGGCAACACATTTGCAGGTACTTTATTTGGTCGCATGAAAGTTTATGTTGACCCATATGCACCAGTTTCAGCAGCTAAAGAGTTTGCTGTTGTTGGTTACAAAGGTACTAACGCTTATGACGCTGGTCTATTCTACTGCCCATATGTTCCATTACAAATGGTTCGTGCAGTTGATACAGGTACTTTCCAACCGAAAATTGGCTTCAAAACTCGTTACGGTTTAGTTGCTAACCCATTCGCAGAAGGTACTACACAAGGCGAAGGCGCATTAAATGTGTTATCAAACAACTATTACAGAGCGTTTAAAGTGGCCAATTTGATGTAAGCACTTTAACTCTCATAATAAGAGTTTATAAGAGAGGCAGTTTCGACTGCCTCTTTTTTTGTTTTCAATTACATAGAGTTTGCGATTATTATAAATACATATATGAAACAAACATACCAACACCATATAATACCAAAACACATGGGTGGCACCGATGACCCATCTAACCTTATCACAGTAACTATTGAGCAACACGCTAATTTACACCGTCTATTATATGAGGTTCACGGTAAGAAAGAAGATTGGTTAGCATGGAAAGGTTTGTCTGGTGCAATAGATAAAGAAGAAATTATAAAACAAGCAATTTTAATAGGTGCCAAAAAACCACAAACAGAAGAAGGCAAAATAAAAATAAGTGCTTTCAGAAAAACATTTAAATATAGTGAAGAATCCAAACGAAAGATTTCAATGTCACAAAAGAAAAAAAATTTATCCTCTGAACATTATAGATGGGTTGGAAGCCAAAGAAAAAACTTTAAACAACCCGAATCCCAAAAACAAAAAGTTGCTGAAAAACTATCTCGCAGTTATCAGATAACTAATCCTGATGGTGAAACATTTGTTATCAAAAACTTATCCAAATTCTGCCGTGAAAATA